AAAATCGTCGCCGCGCAGGCCCGATTCTACGACTACTGCAAAATGATGAATCCGAAGTTCTACCGCGACGACCGGCCATACCAACGCGACCTGTGCGAAACGCTGCAGGCGATCTTCGAGGGGCGGCTGATCAACAAGGACACCGGCGAGCCGTACAAGAATCTGATGATCAACCTGCCACCGCGGCACGGCAAGTCCTACACCCTGACGCTGTTCGTGCAGTGGTGCATGGGCAAGAAGAACGACACGCGCGTCATTTCAGTGTCATACAACGACATCCTGGCTGGGCGCTTCGCCCGAAACGTCCGCGACGGCATTGACGCCGACAAGATCGACAGCAAGGTGACGATCTTCCATGACGTCTTCCCGACGACGCGCGTCAAACAGGGCGACGCAGCTGCGCAGCTGTGGAGCCTGGAGGGCCAGTTCTTCAACTACCTGGCGACCGGCTTCGGCGGCACGATCACAGGCATCGGCTGTTCGATGGGGATCATTGACGACCCGATCAAGAACGACCAGGAGGCGTTTAACGACCGCGTTCTGGATGAACAGTGGAGCTGGTACACCGACACCTTCCTGTCCCGCATCGAAGAAGGCGGGATGCAAATTATCGTTATGACCAGATGGTCCACGAAGGACCTGTGCGGCCGTCTGCTGGCAAGCGAGGACGGCGACGACTGGTTTGTCTTCTGCCGCCGCGCCTGTCTGGATGAAGGCGAGCGCCGGATGCTCTGCCCCGATCTGCTGTCGTGGAAGTCCTACATGAAGAAGCGCCGCCTGACCAGCGCCGAGATCGCGGACGCCAACTACCAGCAGGAGCCGGTGGACATCAAGGGCAAGCTCTACAGCGAGTTCCGCACCTATGAGCAGCTGCCGCGCGACGCTGAGGGGAAGCTGGACTTCACCGCGATCATCAGCTACACCGACACGGCCGACACCGGCAGCGACGACCTGTGCAGCATCGTCGCGGGCATCCATGACGGCGAGGGCTACATCCTGGACGTCGTTATGACGGACGAACCGATGGAGAAGACGGAGCCGCAGACGGCGGAGCAGCTCTACAGCTACCACGTCGAGACGGCACGGATCGAAAGCAACAACGGCGGCCGCGGCTTCGCCAGAAACGTGGAGCGGCTGCTGTGGGAGCTGTACCAGACACGCAGCGTGAACATCGAGTGGTTCCACCAGGGTGCGAACAAGCACGCCAGGATTATGACCGGCGCGACCTTCGTCATGCAGCACCTGCTGTTCCCTTCCGACTGGGCACAGCGGTGGCCGCGCTACTATGCGGCGATGGTGAGCTACCAGAAGACCGGCAAAAACAAACACGACGACGCACCGGACGCTACGACCGGCATCGCCGAAACAATTCAGGAACGAGAAGGGAGGGGTACTCTTGACATCTGGTGGGTGTGAAATCCTGCACGCTGATTGCATTGAGGTGCTGCAAACGCTGGCGGAGAACAGCTTCGACGCGCTGATCACCGACCCGCCCTACAGCAGCGGCGGCCAGTACCGCGGCGACCGGATGCAGAGCGTGACCGAAAAATACAGCCAGAGCGGTGCGAAGGCCGAGTACCTGAAACACGCCTTTGAAGGCGACAACATGGACCAACGAGCCTGGACCAGCTGGACGGCGTACTGGCTGGAACTCTGCCGCAAGGTGGTGAAGCCGGGCGGCGTGGCGGCGATCTTCATCGACTGGCGTCAGCTGCCCGCCCTTTATGACGCGATCCAGTGGGGCGGCTGGGTAGTCCGCGGTCTGATCCCGTGGGACAAGAAGAACGCCAGACCGCAGCCGCACCGTCCGAAGCAGCAATGCGAGTTCATCGTGTGGGCGTCTAACGGGCCGCTGGACGTCAAACGCGACGCCGAATACATGCCTGGCCTGCTGCAAGGGCTGCCGCCTTCGGCACAGGTCCGGACGCATCAGACGGAAAAACCGCTCGACGTTATGCGCCAGCTGGTCCACATCTGCGAGAATGGCGGCAGGATCATCGACCCGTTCGCAGGAAGCGGCACCACGATATGCGCAGCGTATCTGGAGGGCTTCGGCGGGCTGGGTATCGAGCGGAACAAGTATCACGCCGAAAAGGCGCAGGAAAGATTAACGAAAATCGCGGGGGGGGGGGGTACTGATCTATGGGCTGGCGTTTAGAAGCGTTCAAGGCTGCCATCAGCGGGCGGCCTGACCGGATGCAGCAGTTCTTCACGTCCCGCATGACGTCGCCGCCTGACCGGAACACGCAGGAGTTCCTGGCGACCTATGCCCGCAGTCCGCGGCTGTCGCCGGTGACGAAGATCGCCACCGATCTGTCGAATGTCCCCGGCAAGCTGTTCAGGGTAGCGGCCAACGGCGACAAGGACGAGATCACGGACCACCCCTTCCTGGACTTCATGGCGCGCCCGAATCCGCTGCCGTTTATGACGCGCAGCGCATTGTGGAAGGTCCACGAGACCTACCTGATGATCAAGGGCGAGGGAGCAGCCATCATCGAACGCGACGCAGCGGGCTACCCCGTCGAGCTGTGGCCGATCCCGCCGCACTGGATGACCGACATCCCGCGGCTGGACTTCCCCTACTACATAATCCGCAGCCGCGACGGTCTGCAAATGACCGTCCCCATCGAAGACGTGTTTCTGGTGCGGCAGCTGAATCCGCTGGACCCCTACGGCCGCGGCCTGGGCGACGCCGAGGCGGTGGCCGATGAGATCGAGACCGACGAGTACATGGCGAAGTGGGCGAAGAAGTTCTTCTGGAACGACGCCACGCCGCCTGTCCTTATGTCGGCCCCAGGCATCACGCAGGACGAATACAACCGCTTCAAGGCGGCCTGGGATGATCAGCACCGCGGCGTCGGCAACGCGCACAAGATGGGGATCATCCCCCGTGACGTCACCGTCAACAAGCTGGTGGACAGCCAGCGCGAAATGGACTTCACGCAGAGCCGCAAGGACCTGCGCGACGGAGTGAACGCCCACTTCGGCGTGCCGCCTGAAATCCTGGGCATCGTCGAGAACAGCAACAGAGCCACGGCGACCCAGGCGAAGATCATCTACGCAGAGAACGTCCTGACGCCGCGCCTGCTGGCGCGACAGGACGCCATCAACACGCAGCTGCTGCCCGCCTGGGGCGAGGACCTGCTGTGGGAGTATGACGACATCGTGCCGGAGGACACCGAGTTCCGGCTGCAAATGTCTAACGCCGGTTTGTCCGGCAGCGCCATCATGGTGGACGAATGGCGCGAGCAGAACGGCTTCGATCCGCTGCCTAACGACGCGGGCCAGGTCCTGTTCGTGCCCTATGCTTCTATCCCGACGAAGCCGGAAGAATTGACACAGACCATGCGCGAAAGTGACGGCCTGACGCCTTCGGAAGATCTGTTTCCCCCAAGCGGAACGCCGCCTGAAACGCTGACCGGAGCCAAGGGCGTCAGCAGACGCCGCCAGCAGATCGCGCACCGCGACCGGATGCGGGCGCTGCTGACGCAGGAACGCGCAGCACGTCAGACGGTAAATCGCTTCTTCGCGTCGCAGCTGTCGGAGATCACCGCCGCCATGGAGAGCGGCAGGAAGGACGCCAGCGAGGACTTCTGGCAGCGGATCAGCAGCGGCCAGGGGCTGACGTTCGACGTGACGGCCATCAGAGCGGCGGCCATGGACGCGCTGAATCAGCTGATCGACTGGAATCAGCAAGACGAGGCGCTTCTTCGGACGCTGAATCCCGTGTGGGAGGAAGCGTTCAACACCGGCGCGAAGTCTATCGAGCAGAACTTCGGCATCACAGCCGTGCGCGCCCCACGCCTGACGGACTACCTGCGCCAGCAGGGCCTGAAACGGGTGCGCGGCATCAACGAAACGACGCGCGACAAGATCGCCTCCGCGCTGGCGGACGGCATCGAGGCGGGCGAAAGCACCGCCCAGCTGGTGAAGCGCATCCAGCAGCACCTGCCTGATATGCAGGCAGAACGCGCCGCGGCCATTGCGACCAGCGAAGCCCACACCAGTATGCAAGCGGGCAGCTTCGCGCAGATGCAATACGGCGGCTGCACAACAAAAACGTGGATCACGGCGGGCGACGAAGACGTCAGAGACAGCCACCGCAGCCAGAACGGCGTCACCGTCCCCATCGACCAGCCCTTCCCGAACGGGCTGATGTATCCAGGCGATCCGTCCGGCTCGCCGGGCGAGATCATCAACTGCCGGTGCGATATGATCCCTGGCGATCTTTAGGAGGTGATCGAAGGTTGAAAATGAAGCGGCTGCAATTCAAGGCAGAGAACGTAACGGATCAGGGCATCTTCACCGGCCATGCTTCGGTCTTCGGCGTCGTGGACCTGGACAATGACGTCGTGGAGCCGGGCGCGTTCGCAGAATCCATCGCAACCGGCACGGCAGCGGCTGGCGTGCTGATCTTCGGGCAGCATGACGACCGCAAGGAGCCGCTGGGCAGATCGCTGGAACTGCGGGAGGACGCCGTGGGCCTGTTTGTCAAGGGCCAGATCAGTGACACCGCCATGGGCCGCGACTACCGCCAGCTGATCAAGGACGGCGTTCTTGATCAAATGTCCATCGGTTACGTCGCCCAGGAATACGACGTAGACACCAACAACGTCCGGCACCTTCGCAAAGTGGACCTGTTGGAGATCAGCATCGTAAACTATCCCGCGAACACAGAAGCAAAAATTGAAAGCTACAAAGGAGGACACACGCAAATGAAAACCGCAAAAGAGCAGACCCCCGCCACCAAGGAAGTCAAGGAAGAGACCGGAGCCGAAGGCCAGGCCGTCACCATGACCGAGGAACAGCTGGCGCAGCTGCTGGAGCAGGCCGCCGAGAGTGGCGCGACCAAGGCGCTGAAAGCTGCTGCCGACGCTGCTGACGACGAGACCAAGGACGACCCCGCCGACGACGAGACCAAGGACGACGACGGCAAGGATGATGAAGCCAAGGCTGCTGCCCCTGCCGCCAAGGAAGCCAAGGCTGCCCCCGCCCGCAGCGCCGCGCAGCGCAAGTATGCGGGCATCTACATGAACACCGGCCGCACGGATAAGGAAGAGAAGTCCGGCCTTCCTGCTGGCATTGGCTGGGTGCGCTTCCAGAAGTGCATGATGCGCGCGAACAAGGACTACGACATCGCGGCCAGCATCGCCCGCAAGGAGTACGGCGACGGCTTCCTGGAGCGCCAGATCAAGGCCATGTCCATCACGGCCCCGACTGACGGCGGCTACCTGGTCCCCGAAGTCTACGCCGGCGAGATCATCCCTCTGCTGCGTGACAAGGCCATCATCCTGCGCCTGGGCGCGACGGAGCTGCCCATGGATCGCGGCAACATCAACATCCCGAAAATGACCAGCGGCGTCAGCGCGTCCTATGTCGGCGAGCTGCGCAAGGCTAAGGCATCCAAGGCCAAGTTCGGCAACGTCCGCATGTCCAGCAAGAAGCTGATGTGCAAGGTGCTGATCAGCAACGACCTGATCCGCTCCAACGCATACGGCGCGGACCAGCTGATCCTGAACGACGCCACCACCGCCATGGCGCTGGCGATGGATCGCGCCGCCTTCCTGGGCAAAGGCACCGAGTTTGAGCCGACGGGCCTGTTCAACATGGCTGGCATCCCGACCATCGACCTGGACGCGGCCCCCGACGAGACTACGACCGGCAAGATGCTGGCAACGCTGCTGCAGAACAACGCCGACACCAGCAAGCTGGGCTGGGCCTTCAACGGCTTTGCGTGGGAGGCGTTCTACAACGTCGTCCAGGCGGCATCCGGCCTGTACCTGTACCGCGAGCAGATGGACAGCGGCAAGCTGAACGGCCACGAGTTCGCCGTCAGCAATCAGCTGCCCAACGGCTCTGGCAGCAACCGCCCCACCAATGTGGTGCTGGGTAACTTCTCCGAGTTTATGATCGGTCGCCAGGGCAGCATGGAATCCGAAATGTTCCGCGAGGGCACCGTCACCGACGAGGACGGCAACACCATCAGCGCCGTGGATCAGGACTGCACGATCCTGCGCATCATCGACCTGCATGACTTCGGCATCCGCCACGAGGAATCCTTCGTGATCGGCAAGAACATGCAGACGCAGAAATAAGGAGGGCAAAGACATGAAGAAGAAACTGATCGCCAGCTGCCGCGTGCGCCCCTACACCAGCGGCGCGGCCATCGACCGCCAGAACTTCGGCAGCGCGGTGCTGGGCCTGAAAGTGGCGGCGGCCACCGGCTCGCCCACCGCTGCGACGCTGAAGCTGGCGCTGACGGAGAGCGACACCAGCAGCGGCACTTTCGCCGCAGTAAGCGACAAGCAGGCGCTGATCGGCGGCCTGCTGGATGCTGACGGCGCTGTCACTATGGACATCCCTGTCACGGGCAGCGAGGCGCAGATCGGCATCGACCTGACCGGCTGCAAGCGCTTCGTCAAGATCACGGGCACCGTCAGCTTCACGGGCGGCACCACCCCTGCGGCGACCGCTACCTACGCGCTCGCCCTGGGCGATCCTGCGCAGGAGCCGGTGGAGTAAGCCATGGGGACGCCTACGCTGCGCACCAAT